TGTGTCTGGCTGGGGCCGAAGGGCTGCAGCCTGGACCAGCAGACCCGCCCGGCCGTGTGCAGTCTGTACCCGCTTCGGCTGGTGAAAGGCACGCTGGTGCTTTACATTCGCGCCACCTACCCCAAGGGCCACTGCGCCGGGAACCATGGCGACGGCCCAATGATCATAGACGCGTTGAAGTCGTCGCTAATTGCCTTGTTCGGGCAGGAACAATATGACCGCGTGCGCGCCGACGTTGTGGCGGGCAAGAATAGCTATTTCGTTCCCAGCGAGTATTTGCTGAAGAAGTTCGGAATGGAAGACAAACTGGCGAAGGAAATGCTGCCCTATGTCCCTCTATAACAAGTACAGGCCTAAGACCTTTGACGAAGTTATTGGGCAGCCAGCCGTGGTCAAGTCTTTGGCCATGGCGCTGAAGAAGCAGTCCGCGCATGCGTTCCTTATGTGCGGGCCGTCCGGCACGGGAAAGACCACCTTGGCGCGCAATTGCGCCACGGCGCTGGGCGCCACCGACCCGAAACAAGTTGTGGAATTCGACGCGGCCGAAAACACTGGCGTTGACGACGTGCGCGCCATCAAGTCGACGCTGGCTTATAAGCCCATTGGCGTCAAAGCAATCAAAGTCGTCATTGTCGACGAATGCCATGCCCTGTCTGCGGCTGCGTGGAAGGCGCTGCTGAAAATTTTAGAAGAACCCCCGACGTGGTGCTATTGGTTTCTTTGCACCACTGAACCGGCGCGCGTGCCCGCCACCATAAAGACCCGGTGCAACAGCTATAACCTGGAACTGGTGGACCGCGACGTCATTTATGAATGGCTGGCTGCCATTGCCGCCAAAGAAGGTATTCACCAGGGCGACGCGGGCGACAAGATAGTTTATGCGTGTGCCAAGGAAGCGTTCGGGTCACCGCGTCAGGCGCTGTCGAACCTGTCCACCTGCGAAGGCGCCGAAACGCTGGCCGAAGCCCGCAACCTATTGCGGTCGGTCGACGCCAAGAAGAAAGAAGCGGTCGACCTTGCCAAGCTGCTTGTCCAGGGCGGTGGAAACTGGATGACTGTGCAGGCGCTGCTGAAGGAACTGGAAAACGCCAACCCGGAAGGTATTCGGCAGGTCGTGCGCGCCTATGTGACCAAGGCCGTGCTGGGCGCCCAGAAAGAAGCCGCTTTTGCCAAGGGGCTGAAGGTGCTGAACGCTTTCAGCGAACCCTGCTACAGCCATGACGGAATTACGCCGATAGTCATGGCGACCGCCCGCGCGCTATTTACCTGACGTATGTATAGACATGACCAAGCGCGTTAAAGTCGACGACCACGAAGCCCTGTCCCCCAGCGAACGCGCTGCAAAGCGCCGCGTCGAACTGGCCGAACTTGTCAAGATTGACAGGGACGACCTTGACGAAATGTTCGTGACCCAGCCCATGCTGCTGGCGGAAGTGGGGGACCAGCACGCCATGGCCATGTCCAGGCGCGACCGTTCGGACCGCAAGGCGGACGAAATATTCGCCATGTTGGACATGCGTTTTCGGAAAGGCCCTGACAAGCTTTCCGAAACCCAAATTAAAATGCGCATTACGGTACACGCAGAGTACAAGGAAGCCTTCGACGAATATTTGCGCATGAAGCGTGAAGCGGACCGCTGGCAGGCCCTGCGTGACGCCATGGGCGACCGTTCCTATATGCTGAAAGAACTTGGTGCGAAATTCCGCACGGAGTACCATGCGGAAAGTTCAAGTGTCCGCACGTCGCGGGAAACTGGGGCGGATGCACGGGTGGCTGAAGACAACAAAGAAGCTGCCGGTCGGAAACGACACGGCGGCTAAGGGTAATGAAATGGGTGTAGTTTTAATTTGTATCGTGGCGTTGGTTTTAACGCCACCGGTCGTTGTGACGACGGTCTATTTGTCGGTTCGCGCAGCGGCGCTTGCGTTCTTCAAGACCAAACGCGAGCATAACAGGTTGGTCTTACAAGAACTTCAAAACGGAGAACGACGCCATGGCGCGTAGCACTGAAGAATTTGTATACCGGGGGCGGTCAGCAGAAGACGTCGACGCCCAGGCGAACCAGTCGAATTCAAATTTCGACAAAATTATCAAGGACCGCTTTCCCACCATGAAGGTGGAAAAGGGTGACCACACATTCCGTGCGCTGCCACCGACGTTCGCCAAAAGCAAAGCGGACCTGAAGAAATACGGCAAGCATTGGGGCCTGAAGATCTTCGTTCACCGCAACGTCGGCCCCAAAGACCAAATGTACCTGTGTCTGGACGCCATGAAGGGCGAAGAATGCCCCATTTGCGAATTCGCCAAGCAGTTGGAACGTGAAGGTGAAAGCGAAGACGCCTACCAGCTTCGCCAACAGTTCCTGTATTTGGCCTGGGCCATTGACCGCGACGACGAAAGCGCAGGCCCGCAAGTGTGGATGGTTCCAATGACGCTGGACCGCGACATTGGCCTGCTTTCCAAGGACAGGCGCACCAAGGAACTGCTGCTGGTCGACCACCCGGAAGAAGGTTATGACATTGACTTCCGGCGTGAAGGCAAAGGCCTGGGTACCAAATACACGGGCGTGCGCATTGCGCGCGACCAGACGCCCATTCTGGAAGGCAAGCCCAAGACCCAGGCGAAGTGGTTGGCGTTCATTACCGAAAATTCGCTGCTGGACGTCCTGAATTTCTATGACCCGGAATATCTGGAAAAGCAGGTCAATGCCACGGCGCCGGACAAGGACGACGAAGACAAGCCGTCCAAAAAGAAGAAGAAGGCCGCTGAAGAAGATGAAGATGAAGAAGACGAAGCGCCCAAAAAGGTGAAGCGCGTCAAGGCAACCGTCGACGAGGACGAAGACGAAGAAGACGAACCGAAGCCCAAGAAGAAAAAGCCAGCGGCCGACGAAGAAGACGAAGACGAAGAAGCGCCGCCGCCTAAAAAGAAAAAGGCTGTGGTGGAGGAAGACGAAGACGAAGAAGACGAACCGAAGTCGAAAAAGAAAAAGGCGCCGGTCGAAGACGAAGACGACGAGGACGAAACCCCATCCAAGTCCGCCAAGGCTGCGCTGCGCGCGGGCAAGAAGAAGCCTGCCGCCGACGAAGACGACGATGAAGAAGAAGACCCCAAGCCGAAAAAGAAAAAGGCCCCGGTCGAAGAAGACGAGGACGAGGAAGACGAACCCGCCCCGAAGAAAAAGAAGAAGCCTGTCGTCGAAGAAGACGAAGACGAAGAAGACGAACCGGCGCCCAAGCTCAAGAAGAAAAAGGCGCCCGTCGAAGACGAAGACGAGAACGACGACTAATGGTAAAGCGCGTCCGCGCTGAAACGGAAGGGGGCGACCAGTACGGACTGGCGCCCCCTTCGGGTCTTCAGTTTATTTCGTCCGGTTGTCGCAAGCTGGACTGTGACCTTGGCGGTGGTTGGCCGCTGGGCCGCGTGTCCAACGTGGTGGGCGACGCTTCGACCGGCAAGACCCTGCTGGCCATTGAAGCCGCCGCCAACTTCGTCAGGGATTACGAAGGCTTTGTGGAATTCGACGAAGCTGAAGCCGCGTTCGACCGCCCCTATGCCGAAGGCCTGGGGCTGGACATGCGGCGGGTCAAGCTGAAGTCAGTCGACACCGTCGAAGACATTGAAGCCCGGCTGTCGCGGCGCATTGATTTGTGTCTGCAGAAGAACGTGCCGGGCCTGTTCATTTGGGACAGCATTGACGCCACCACTGACAAGGCCGAACAGGAAACGGCTTTTGACAAGGGCAGCTATGGCGGCAGCAAGCCGAAGCAAATTGGCAAACTGTTCCGGTCGCATGTGCGTGGGCTGCGCGAAGCAAACATCCACCTTATGTGCATTTCCCAGACCCGCGACAAAATAGGCGTGACGTTTGGTGAAAAGCACACGCGGTCGGGAGGCAAGGCGCTGCAGTTCTATGCGTCGCAGGTTCTGTGGCTGTCGCACCTGGGCCAAATTCACAAGACCGTGGCGGGCGTCAAGCGCACCATTGGAATTGAAATTCGCGGCAAGGTGAAGAAGAATAAGATTGGCGTCAATTACCGCGAAGCCAATTTCAACATTGAATTCGGTTTCGGCATTGACGACTTGCAGGCCAGCGTGGCGTGGCTTCAGGAAATTGGGCGCCTTGCTGACGTCGGCTTGGACGGCCGCGAAGGTAAGAAGGTCAAGGTGGAAAGCTACCTGTCCAGCATTCGCACCATGGACAGCAAGACCTACGCATCTGAAGCGAAGCGCATTGGCAAAGTCATTC